ATAGGGGTCCCCGGGTTTCCTAATTTCTTCCATTTTCCCCATTCATTTCCTTACAATGTTAACACTTTGTTCACGATTTGTTTACAAAAAGAACAAGATTTTACCGGCGTAAAGTGCTATAATAAATACAGAAAGTAAGAGATAAACAAAGAAAATATTCTCACTTTCCAGTAATTCACAGAATGGAGTTAATTGTAAATGATTACCGGCGAACAGAAAATGGAAATTCGGAAATTGAAAAATTTGTTTGTTAAAGCGAAACTGGAAGGGAATACCAAACAGGCGAACGCTATACTTGATTCAATGTATGTTTGGTATATTGCCAATATCCGGGAATTATCCCTTGACCAATGTCGCACTTTTGAGATTTTCTTTCATATGAACGATTATCTTTAATAGGTAATTCGTTAATGCAGCTGGAGGCGGTCACAAGCCAGCATAAATGCAGAGTGGCGTATAATTTCACAGAATGGAGAAAAAATTATGAAACTTAAAAATCACCCCTATGCAAATTGCTCCGTACGCTTTTCGGATGGATGGGTTATCTTAAAATCTTATGAAACCGATACCGGGAAGTCAAAAAATTCTAATTCCGTTTAATGTTTGATTTGGATAAAACTACAGAATTGAGGTAATAAGATGAAATATTATAAAGCGATAAACGATAAAGATATGATTTTTGCCGATAGGACAAAAGCCCTTGCTTTTACAAGGGGTGAGTTATTTACTGAAAAGGAATTGACGAAATATTGCGAACGCAATAAATGGAATTTTGATAAAGTTGTAGAACATAATTTTTCGGTGGTTGAAATTTCGAAGCGTGATATTTACTGGTTTTTTGGTTGCCGTTTCGCATAATTCCGTCTGATGAGCAGTCGAGCGGTTCTCGACCGAAACGCCCTTATGGGCGTCACGGATAACCTATCCAAATATTATTTATTGAAAGGGGTTTTCAATATGAAATCCAAAAACATCTTAAATCCGATTTGTTCCGCATTGATGAAATTCGTTCCACCGACACGCTTTACGTCTGTACCGTTGAGGATTTTCTTAAAGTCGCTCATCCTGTTGAAATGTAATTAAAGCCGCGAGGGCGGCGCGTTATTTGCCCACTTATTTCACTGAAAGGAATTTTAACTATGAAAGATATGCTTATCACTAAAGAAGAAATTATCGCAGCCGCGGCTCAACTTATCCGTTCGACATACTGTCCGCTTTATTCGCCCAGTGAACGCCGCGCAATTAGCAAAGTTTTTGACGCTCTTGCAGATAATACGCCTGAGGGTTCTCAGCTTTCGGAGCTTTTCCGTGTTTGTGGGTTATCAATTCCTATTTACCGTAACTGTTCCATTTATGAGAATAAGATTCTCGATTTAGAATACAATCTCAAGGCGCGGGGGCTGATAGAATGAAATACTTTAAGGATTCCGCCCTGATTATTGAAGCATTAGTTTTAATGGGCATTATAGCGGGAACTTACTGGTTCTTCAAAATTTTAGCTATTTTAATGGAAAGGGGTGTATTTGCGTGACTTCAAAGGATATAAATATAATGATAGATAATTTGCGTTATGCGCTTGACGATGTGGATTTGATAATGCGCGGTGTAGTAAATGATTATCTTAAAAAAGGCGATAATCTTTCTTTGATGAGGTTACACGCCGTTTATATCCGTATTGGGGATTTGATTGAAGCTTTAAGCAATTTGACTGTAAATGAAAAGGCTATTATGGGGGGATAAAACTATGACGCTTTCACAAGCTATTGTATGTATAGAAAAAGACTATTGCCGCAAAATAGCAATTTCCGTTGAGTTCAGAGATGGTTCTCGGAGCGAAGTATTTAAGTTTTCGCCAAATGAGATAAACGCAATTTTCAAACGTATCAGTCCGGTTTCTCGTGTGCGAGCTTTTCTCGACCGCAAAGGCAGCGTAAATATTGTTGTTGCTTATGCGCCGCAGCCAATTACAATTAGAAAGCAAATCGCTGATGGTGTATGGGGAGAACAGATTTATGTTTAACTTTTATCGTAAACCCACATTGGAGGAGCGAATTTACAATGATATTCTTCGCATTCTTTGTTTGTATGAGAATGAGGACATATATTTAACAGCCGCGATTGCCGCTCAAACTATTTACAAAAATATCAAAAACTATGTTAAGGAGAACAACAATGAATAAAGTTATACTTGTAGGAAGAACAACTAAGGATATTGAAATAAGAGAAATTAAAGTTAAAGGCAAGGAAACCGCACTTGTTGCTAATTTTACACTTGCCGTTGATGATAGAAAGAGCGATGAAACAGCTTTTATTAACTGCGTTGCGTGGGGCAAACTCGCAGAAACGCTTGAACAGTACATTAAGAAAGGAATGCCTGTTCAGCTCTGGGGAAGATTGAGAACTCGCGATTATGAAGATAAAGACGGAAACCGCCGTTTTGTAACTGAGGCTGTAGTTGAGGGCTTCGAGTTTTGCCCAACTAACATACCGCCTGAAAAGAAAGAGGTAAAACGTTATGGAAGAAAATAATATTACAAAAACGAGCCTTAGCGAAGTTAAAACGCCACAGCTTAAAGAGCTGCTTCGAGCCGAACAAATCCTAAATAATGCCCTTGTTATGTATGCTTCTGTTCTTACCTCTGTTGGTGGTTGTGCCAATGCCGTACTTGCAACTAAGCTTGCCGAGCCGCATTCTCAAGCAATTAACGAGCTTATAAAGGAGCTGTCAAGTCGTAAAACGCTTGATGAACAGAGTTTATCTTGACAGATTTTGAGAAACGCCGAGAGGTGGGCAAAATGCTTGCCTCTCAGCGTGAAAAAATGGGAATGACAAACTTAGCGTTTGAGAGATATAATAATTTACCTTACTGTATGAGTTACAATTTTGAGAATGGGCGTTCGTTACTGGGCAAATATAGCGAAACCATTAAAAGAATGTACGCGCTCAATCCTGAGCAAATTAAGGCTTTTGACGCTTTATTGGAAGTAAGCACAAAAGAGTATTGCACAATGCTTACAAAAATGAGAGATTGCAGAATTAAGCTTATTTATATGAAAGTAACAAGGGATAAATTTTATTTGCCATTATATACTGGGGAATCAATGGAAGAATTATCTCGCGTGTGTAAATGCGGTTTGTCTGCTATAAGTAAGGGCATTTCAAAATTTTTGTCCGGACATAATTCTTGCTATGTAGTTACGCTTGACCCAGTATGCGAAGATGACGAAATAGAAGAACAGCGGTTAAAGGCTTTCTTTAGGGGGGATGTAATAGAATGCGTGAAGCTAACTCGAATAGGGCGAAAAGAGAGGTTATAAACTATGAGTAATTATATTGAAAATAGCACAAAAAAGTCTTGGAGCACGCCTGAGTTAATTAAAATGTTTAATGCGAAAATTGAAATAGTTTCAAAATCCCGCCCTGAAATTGCTGATATTCAGCCGCTTAAAAGAACCGAACATTATTTAGAGCGCTTCAAAAGCTTAACTCCGCGAGAAAAGACAAGAGCACGTAAAGTTATGCAAGATTATTTGCGCGGAGGTGCGGAAGAACGAAGTGAAAAATATCCTAATATGACGAAATGGGGAGCTGAGAGCGCTGATAAATTTGTGAAGCAAACTAACGCACAGAAAGCTAAATACTATAAATCGCCTTACCTTAAAGATATTGATAAAATGGGCTTAAAACCTCAGTTTGAATATATGAATGCCGAGCAAGCGAAACGAGCTGTGTATGCCCTTGAAAAGCAAACAGAAAGCGATATTCATATGACACCTGCACTCTATAAAGAGAATTATCTTAAAGCTGTTGAAAATGAGATGGGGCGTGGGGGTCTATATACTTATGTTTCTGAGCTCCCCGAAGAAATTTTGGTTGCTGCTTATTATTCCGACCCAGCAACTTTTGAAATAAAATTTGTTTATAGTCAGGATGAAAAAGTCGCGCAGCAGCGCTATTTGCTTGAACAGTTTGAAAGCTATGTCAGTTCGCATTCTAATTGGAAATATGAAAATCCGTTTGAAGCGGAAGACGAGTTTATGGTATGATTTACACCGCTGACTTTGAGACTACACCAGATTTAGAAGATTGTCGTGTGTGGGCTTGGGCGTTATGTAATGTAAATAATACTGACGAGGTTGTTTACGGTAATTCAGTTCAAACACTTATGGATTGGTGTAGCAATCAGCGTAATCTCACTTTATATTTTCACAACTTAAAGTTTGACGGAGAGTTTATATTTCAATGGTTGCTTCATAACGGTTTTATAGAAATAATAGAAAATGGGAGGAAATCAGCTTTTACAGCTAAGAGTTTCAAGACTTTAATCTCCGATATGGGGCAGTTTTATTCCATTGAAATTTGTTTCAGCAGAAACAAATCGGAGCTTTATAAAGTTAAGATTCTTGACAGTTTGAAGCTGCTTCCTTTTTCTATTGAGCAAATGGCAAAAACTTTCGGTTTACCTATATCTAAGTTGGAGATTGACTATAGAGCGAAGCGCGAGATAGGGCACATATTAACAGAAGAAGAAAAAGCCTATATCAAGAATGACGTAGTTATCGCAGCTATGGCGCTCAAAGCGCTGTTTGATATGGGATTGACTAAAATGACAACTGCGAGTAATGCCCTGAATGAATATAAAACATTGATGGGGAATCGTTTTAAGTATTGGTTTCCGCCGCCCCAGTATGACGCAGAAATAAGGCAAGCATATAAAGGTGGCTTTACTTATCTTTCCCCGCGCTATGCCGATAAAGATGTTGGAAAAGGAATTGTTCTTGATGTTAATAGTCTTTATCCTGCTATGATGTACTATAAGCCGCTGCCTTATGACGAGGGTGTTTTTTATGATGGCAAGTACCAGTCAGATAAGGAATACCCTCTCTATATTCAGATTGTTAGAGTTAGTTTTGAATTAAAGCCAAAGCATATTCCAACTATTCAGATTAAAGGCAATCTTTCTTTTGTGTCAACTGAATATTTGGAGAGCAGCAACGGCGAGATTGTTGCGTTAGCTTTAACTTCGCCTGACCTTGAGTTGCTTCTCTCGCATTATAATTGTGATTATATCGAATATGTATGTGGGTGGAAATTCAAAGCGGGGGCAGTAGCTTTTCGCAAATATATAGATAAATGGATTGGTGTTAAGATTGAAGCAACGAAAGAGGGCAACAAAGGAAAGCGGGCTATTGCTAAACTTATGCTTAACTCTCTATACGGAAAGTTTGCTACAAATCCAAAATGCCGCTCAAAGCACCCCTATCTTGGAGAGAATGGCGAAATAAAATATCAACTTGGAGAGGAAGAAGAACGAGCGCCAATATATATTCCGGTTGCGGCATTTATAACAGCTTGGGGAAGATATACTACTATCACTTCTGCGCAAAAGGTCTATGACAGATTTATCTATGCGGACACAGATAGTTTGCACCTTGAGGGTACTGACTTTCCGGAGGGTTTGGATATAGATGACGTAAAACTTGGAGCTTGGAAAGTAGAAAGCGAATTTACAAGAGCGAGATTTTTACACCAAAAATGTTACATAGAGGAAATAGGAAACGAGTTCAAGATAACTTGTGCAGGAATGCCAAAAGGTTGTTATCCCTATGTGACTTGGGAAAACTTTCACCCCGGCGCAAGCTATCAAGGTAAGCTTAAACCGCAGCACGTTGATGGTGGTATAGTTCTTGTTGATACACCGATGACTATAAGAGAAAAGAAATAGCCCCGACTTTGGAAGCCGGGGTTATTTTATTACTTAAAATAGATATTAGAAATGACAAGCTGAGGAGCGCCATAAATAAACTGATTAGAACCGACACAAATATAGTTTGCAGTATTAACTCTGCTAATATCCATAATGTATTTTCCTGCACCGACTATTTGAAGTTTAACCGGGGGATTTACAGTGTGAGTATTATCGAGTTTTTTTGTAATGTCAGTTTGCTGTGCCCCATATCCTAACACGCCCGAGCCGGATTCTACCTCTATAACAATCTGTTTATAAGGAGTAAAGTCATAAGGACGAAGCTCGCCTGTTGCAAGGGTATCGCCTATATTAACATAGCCGCCGATTTGCTTTTCTTCTCGAACTTGGTCGCCACCCGGTACATAGATAGTTACCCAGTGGAGAGTATAAGGGGAAAGCCTTAGTCTTCGTGCAGCTACCGGAGAGAAAGAAAGCCCATAGTTACTACCCTCTTTGCTGCCCTCAAAAAAGTCAGCGTCACCCGCCTTATAAATCCAACGAGTGATTTTAGACAGGGATTCAATGATTCTGCGCCGCGCAATCATCATTTTGTTCACGCAGCAACACCCCAGTTCTTAAAGAGCATATATCCCTTGAAGCAAGAGAACTCCCATATTTCGTTAGCCGCTGCCTGAGCAATATCATCTCCGTCAATTCCGCTGAAACCTGTAAGGGCTGGTACAATAGGAACAATAGGGAATTTAATATAGCCGTGGTTTTCAGCCGTTTTAGCGTTGTCGCATACAAGAGCGAGGGCGGTGAAATCCTTAATGGTGTATTCAGTGTTATGAGCAAGAATAACATCAACAACGCCAGTAAGAGTTACTTCCTGAGTTTTGCCCTCGCAATGCTTTTTAAGATAAGCAAGGTTTACCGCGCTCTTATCAGTAGTAGGCTCTGCAATATTTTTGAGCTGAACAGGTGTTCCAGCGGCAGGGAGATTTGTATTGCCGCCAATAAAAAGAGAATAACCATCATTGGGGTTTCCTGTACCTATAATGCTAACAATGCTTCTCCCCTCATTCTGTCCAAATCCGATTATTCTGTTATTAACGAGATTATAGCCGCCCATATCCAGTACGCCGCTCATAGTATCTCCAGTTTTCTTTACGAAACCTGCACCTTTAGCATAGTCTGCACTTTTGAGGTAGGTATCAGTAACGAAATAACCTACGTCATTATCATCACTGGCATAAGCGCCATAAAGCGGCATAACACTACCACTGCCATCTTTAACACTGATAATCGGTATTTCATCAATCGGCATTTCAACTTCAAAACCGAGTATTCTGCCTTTTACATCATCCTTGAAGTACAATTGATAATTGTTTATATAACTGTCTTTTACAGCATTAAGATAAACGCCACTCTCGGAAATAAAATCAGTGCTCCAACGATACTCAGCAGTAGGTGCATTAGTTCCGTCAAGTCTGAGATAGATAGTGTTAGCAGCTGTTTCAGTAAGTCCGCCCTGAGTTGCTTCAATTACAGCAGCGGCAATTTTGTCATCGACATACTTTTTCTGAGTGTAGTCGTTGTTGTTGGTAGGTGCGGTGTAAGTCTGTCCGCGCAGAGTCTGCATAGTTGCAACAATTACACCCGCGGCAGAATTGACAAATCCGCTGCCATTGTTGAACAGCATTTTATTAACACCGCTAAGAGCATTGTTAGCCATAATAATGTCACCGCTCATAGTGCCGCCGCGAAGCGGGAGGTATTCACCCGAACCGAGAGAAGCAGTGATAGCGTCATCTACATACTTTTTGTTTGCGCCCTGCAACGGCTGAGTAGGAGTAGGAAGCCAACACTCAGTTTTAACATCAAGGTCAGATATAGTAGCGTCACCCGAAACCGTAATGTTTTCAAGTTTGGTCGTTCCAGTACCAACGCCATCAACCTTTTCAATATAGGGAAGCTTTACAACGCCGTTCTCCATCTGCGTGAGGGTCAGCTGAATCTTAGCAATGGTGCTCTGCATACCGTTGACAATGTCAATAAAATTCTGAACAATCTGCTGGAAGAAGTTGATGGCCTGTTTACCCTGCGCAAGGTCAGCTTCAACAGTGTCAACTCTTTCAACGAGCGCATTATATTTGCTTTCTACTTCGGTAAGCCGCACATTGAAAGCTTCAAGCTTCTGCAAGAATTTAGTAAGCTGAGCGTCAATTCTGCTAATTTCTGCTTCGGTATAATTTTTAAGGTTCAGGATAGAAAGCTGATTCAGGAGGGCAGTGTATCTCAACTGCCCATAATTCTGAATAAGTTCTGCAAGCTGTCTGTCGTAATCATTTTTGTAATGAGCTTTGCGGGTGATATACCAAAACGCTTTAGCTTTTACCTGATTAGGCAGGGTAGAGGGAACGAAAGCATTTTCTCCCTTATCAAGGAGCATTGCATTATCGCCAGTAGAAAGCACTACAGCAATATCGCACCCATAACCTTTGAGAATATCCGCGCAAGCTTTAGAGGAAAGTCCTCTATTGGTAAGCCCCTGCTTTACCTGATTTGCGTCAGAACCTGCGCTGACAAAGAACACTTCTTTAGTGACAGTATTCTGTCCCATAGCTACAATAGGAGCAACTGCTGCCGCAACTTCGTCTTTAACTTCGCCGTCAACTATGATTCTGCCAACGCAGCTCATAGAGTTTTCAACACCGTCATTAAGAAGCTGACTCTGATTGATAGCATTGGCGTAAACTCTCATAGTGCCGTTGCGCGTAAAAGCTACGCAGTAACCGTCGCCGCTTTCAATAGAAGGAAGCGGAGCACCTTTGTAGAAGCAGTTACCTAACCATCCATCTTCGCCAACTTCGCAAGAAGCAATAACCTGTGCGCATTCAATCATAGAAGCGTCATCAATGGGCTGTTCAAGCTTGCTGTTAGTGGTATTATCATAAGCGAGTTTAAGCTGCATTCTGATAGGCTCGCCAAACCTGTCTACAACTTTTTTGCGAGTTACGCAGTAGGTATTACCCTCGTCAGCATAATAGCCCTGTTCGGTGCTAACTTCACATTCACCGTAATAAGCACCGTTAGCTTCTGCTGCATGCTCAAGATTCCTAAGCGCCTGATAAGAATTAGCCATCACATCATTGTATGTTGCAATACAAGTGTTCACCCTATCGGTCAAGCCGTTCATTGCTTCATACAAGTCCATTCCCTGACAAACAGAGGGCGCAGGTGGCACACAAGGCATAGGCTTAGGCATAGGCGGAGGGCAAGGCTGCGGCTGAAAAGGCGGAGGATAAGGTGCGCCACAAGGCGGAGGTGGAGGAGGGCAACACGGTTTAGGTGGACAAGGATTGTTGCAAAAAGCTGGCACATTAGGAATGTGGTCATCATAGCAATCTTTGAAATGAATCATTATTTAATACACCCCCATAAATAGAGTATTGAGTTCTTCCACAATCATCATATCAATGTTGAGGAATGTTTTTCTGTACTTGACTAAAAGTTCAGAGGGGTTAAAACCTCTCCTGCCCTTAGTTTCAGCACTTTCTTTGTTTTGTTCTGTTTGCTGTTTATTACCGAGTTCAAGAGCGGAAATGTTGGAATCCGCTGTTACTCTGCTTTCACCGTCTGTTTTGCTGTCACTCTTAGTGTCTGTATTAACAGTGCCAGTGCGAGTAGTAATTGAATTACCTGTAGTATCTTCGTCATAGGTAGTTTTATCTGACGTGTCGGTAGTTGTATCTTTTTGCCCAGTTGTATCACGAGTTCCCTTTCCGTTAACGAATGTTTCTGTCGTTGCGTATTTTGCGTTGACAATATTTCCATCTTGGTTTATAGTGTTGCCAAGCTGAGTTTGAGGGTCATCACAAAATACTGTGGTTTGGCTATTCGTAGTGTTTTCGTGTTCGCTATAGTCTTGGTCTTCCACGCTATGGATAACACGGTCTGTATTAGCGTCTTTTGTGCCTTTAGTATCCGTTACATCTTTTAGGTTGTTGGTGACAAGGTTATTGCCCTCTGCGTGTCCAGTATCAGAATACACATTTTTGCTGTCAGCGTTTCTTGCTTCGGCACTCTGTTTACCGTTCTGTTCTGCCATAGCTCTTTCGTGCGCTCTTTGTTCCTCAAAGTAGTCGGTAGCAAGAGGGTCGAACTTAATCATTTCAGAAATATAGAGCTGATTATAATACGGCATAATCTCGCGCATTTTTCTACGCAGATAGAAGTTAAACCTATCGGGTGTTTCAGCTCCAATCTCGCGGAAATAATAGTGGTCTATAATTTTATCATTAAGTTCTTTTCTATGGCATTCATCAAAAATGGGGTAATCATCAAGGGCAAAGTGAAAGCCCCTGTCTATAAGGGAGCGAATTTCGATAGTATATTTAGCCACCAAAAGCACCACCTTTTTGAACTTCTCTGTCTACTTCGTCTTTATAGTCTTCCGTAGTAGTGGTTACGCCATCAAGAGTAATAGGCGCGGTGTTCTGTCTGTAGTCTACAGTAATGTTAGTGCCGAACATAGCGTTAATTTCATCTGCTGCCTGTCGGCGTGCGTTCAGCCCGGTATAACGCTGAGCGTAAACAGAACCAAGGTTGGCACTAATTTCTGAGCTAAGAAGTCTTTCCTTTTTAGCAATAGAGTTCTCAATGCCGAGAACTGAAAGGCATTCAGACCAAACCTCTTTTTTAAGCTCGTAAAGTGGAGTAAACACTTGCGGCGCGTCTGTTTTATACACTCCTATGTTCTTTAGGTCAAAATCTTTATCTGCTACAATAACAGGCTCGTTTCCTACGAACTGAGCATACGCATTTTTAAGGGTAAGCCGCATTTCTTCGCTACCGTAAAGAAGAACAGGTGTTTTCTGAGCTTGGACATTTACCTCGATAGTTCTATCTATATCAGCTAAACGCCTCGCATATATATCAGCAATATAAGCGGTAGGGATACGCAAATAGTTATTATAGATAAGAACACTGTCGTTTTCATTAAGCTGTTTTTGATAGCCGTTTACTGCATAAGCCCTACGCTGAGTGGGTATTTGATACATATTGAATTGTCCCGCAACCGCTACAGTAAGACAAAGGTTGCCAAGTTCTTCATCATTAAAGTAAATCATTTCGCCCTTAGAAAAAAGCCCAATCTCAAGAAAGCGCTCATCAATCGTATCAGGCAAGTTGCTCCATTCATAAGCATTACACGCTATTTCCATAATACGATTGAACCAATATTCATATGTAATATTGTTAAGGAAGTTAGCTACCTTTGCCCCCGCTTTCTTTTCGGGAACTCTACGATAGCTAAACCCATCAACTAACATCATCTTTTACCACCTCTTTCATATCTCTATTGGAAAGAGAGTAATTACCTACATCTGCGGTATGCCAAAAACGAACACCCCGATTATACATAGCTTTAATGACCGCCATATCTTGAACAGGCATAGAACCATTGATAATAACATTGTCGGTTTTTACATAGTTCCAACTTTCGCGGGAATCTTCGTTAGGAACTTTAACGCTATTAGTGGCGTAGCCGTACATATCGAAAAATTGGTCTAACTTAACGGCTTCTTCAAGGGAAGGACAAATGTGATAAAATCGAATTTTAGCGTTTTCTTTAGCAATAACAAATTCTTTTGCTTCATCCGGCTTACCGCACATATTTACCGAAGAACTCATAATATTGCTTAAAGGCATATATGGCAAATGTAAATTCTTAGATGAATCTTGGCTCTGTTGAGTTTTATCCGCCATTTCCGAATTATATGCGGCTTCTGCTTCTTCAATCTGCTTTCGCACAGCAGGGTTCATATTTTCTTTATTTAATTGAGAAGCATATATCATCCAACTAACCCCCCTCCTAAAGCGGTTAAGCCTACTTTCAAAGCATAATCAAGAGTGCGTTTAAGTGCTTCAATAGCCCCATTACCCGCCACAGATGTTGACGGAAAGCCCGCAATTATAAAACCGTTATTCCAGTTTTCCTCACCGACACCAACTTCATATCCAATCGGACAAACTTGAACAGCCGGGGGATAAGTATATTTCCACCTAATTCTAAATTGAGGAGCAGACGGTGTAAATACAGGGTTTTCGTTTGAAAGCCCCCATATACCGAATTTCTCATAAGCGTAGGACGCAGTATTTGAGCACATATCCGTTACTTTAAGATAACAAAACGGATAACTAAAGCACTTTTTATATTTTGGAGTATAATTTAGAATATTGTCAGGCAAAGAAGATTCAAATGTTGCTTCTTTCATATCATTAGGCTTGAAACCGGTGCCCTCCATTTGACCGCTATCAGAATAGCAATCAAATGGTAAAGATTGAATCGCAACAATTTTATTCTCATTTCCTGTAGTAAAATACGATTGAATCTGAGATTTAAGATACCCTGCACTTGCGCCGGGAATAACTGTTGCTGTAGTATAAATATTATTAACATAAAATCCAGTAACTTGTTTACCGTCTGAATTAGACAAAATCCAAGCAACAGCATTATTTTCCCCATCCCCATAATTAAAAGTGTCTTCTTTATTGACAAGTGATTCGTTAATAGAAATAGGCTCAGGTTGGCTATTCGCAAACAACTGGTCATCTTCGGGGTGCTCTCTTAGCACCATACTTGGCTTTACCGTATAATCAAACTGATATGTTTGATAGCTGTCTATTTCATATTCAATTTCAGTGGTATCAGGATTGACATAGTTAATTCTACGGATAAAAGCATAGAACCACTTTGAACCAAAGGCAGCATTCTGAAACATAACATAGTTGCAATCGTATAGATTATCGGCAACAGTATCAACTCGGCAAGTCAGCGGGCTTCGCGGGGAAGCCACGCTGCTGTTTACTCGCTGATAACTACAATTCGAAAAAGTATATTTTGCAAGCCCTGAAAAATAAGCTGCTTGCGCACCCGCACTTCCGAATTTAATTACATCACTATATGTGTCATCACAAGGCGCACCCTTGAGAATTTTAATTACTGTCAGCGCTCTATTTGCCATAATTAGTTCACCGTAAGGCTATAGACATAAGTGGTCTTGTTGTCAATTTCGCCGCCGATGTTGAAGTAAACGTTGATAGCAAACTTATCCTGAGATTTTGCACCAGTCATAGCCGGAGCTACATCTGCAATCCAGTAAAGTACATTGTTATGCATTGCAGGAGTAAGAGCTACATCTGCTTCAACTTCTACATTATTCTTGGTCACTCTGATTACAGGCGGTTTAGCACCTACACCCTGAATAGCAATCTTACCGACAGTAGCAATATTTGCAGCAGTTACGGTTGTGGGATAGCCTGCCCAAGTAGAAGTGAATGCAACCGGTGCAGTATAGGTAGTGGTGGTGTCAGTGGTGAAAAGAATGGCGTTGGCAAAGAGGGAAGTGGAATAAGTTCTCCAAACGTGATAGAAATAGTTCCAATACATACCCTCGCCATTATAGTTCTCGGTGAAATTGGTAAGATTATCGAAAACCATAAACCAGTCTTTATCTACAAGAGCTGCACAAGCGCCAGTAAGAGAACCGAAGTTATCTACAAGAACGCGCTGTCCCATAAACTGAGCTTTGTCCATATTGAAAGCGGAAGCAAGAACATCTACATCCATTGCAGCGTCAAGCCCTGCGTCAATGATAAGAACCTGTTCAGATTTAGGAGTGTGAGTGGTTACGCCATATGCGTTATAAGCATTAGACATAAACTCAAGCTTGTTGGAAATACTCTTAAACTGTTTAACAATCTTTTTAAGAGGAATCTCAGGCTCGTCAACATCCCATTCAGGAATGCGAACAAGCTTCATCTGTCCTTTATTAGCAGCGTCAACAATGAGCTGTTTCATATAAATATACTCGTCAACTTCGCTGCCAGTGTAAAGGGAATCTACAATCTTTGCAATAAGGTCGTTTACTCCCTCGACAGAAAGAAAAGCCTGACGAAGCTGCTCGTTGGAGATAGTAGTCTTATAGAAGTTCTGAACATTGAGCTTATGGAAGATAGCAGCAACATCAGGAATCTCACGCTTGAACACTTCTTTCTCTGCAACAGCAGGGTCGAACTGGTGGGCTTTTGCAATCTGAACAAATACTTCCTCGACAGTTTCGCCATATTCAAGAGTTCCTTTCTTGAACATTTTAAGGGGGTTAGTGTAGGATTTAGAAGTGATAATAACTCTTGCAATCCTGTTTACGAGAGCACTAAGAAACTCATTCTGCGTAGGCTGATAAGACAGCATAGCATTGCCAATTTCCTTAATATTCTCTTTGGTTGCTTCCGGGATTCTTTCCTGATAGGAAACGGAAGCGTTTGCTCTAATAGCATTCAATACATCAATCGCGGACGCATTAAATACCGGAGTTGCCGGAATAGTAGGCATTAAATCATCTCCTTATTAGTGAATATCTCTCTGCTTAAACAGAGATTCAAATGTAAGATTTTCAGAATCTTTCTCTATATCTTTTTTCTGTTCCTCTTTTGTTTCAGGAATAGAACTAAAGAATCTTTCACGGTACTCCTTGCGGAGGTCGCCGTATTTTTCGCTGAACCGTTTACCGTCTTTGTCAAACACATCTGTTTCAGTGTACTGCGGTTCGGTTCTGTCCTGCTGAATATCATTCAGCAAATTCATAACTTCCTCATTGTCACCGCTTAATTCGCTTATGCGGTGAATATGCGAGGTAAATTCTTCTGCGGTAAGTGGCATTGTTAGGCTCCTTTCTAAATAAAACTTAGTTTTAAAATATCTTTTTCTGGTAATTTAACTTTCGGGAGGGAGGGAATAACAGTGTAACTAATAGGCTTTTTAACAATTAAATCGTATGTTTTTTTACATTTCTCTTTGCAACAAGGGCAATCACAGCCGCACTCTGTTTCTACACCGTCATTGTAATCGAGCCAAGGGAGCATAAGCCAATGCGTCCAACCTCTGCCCGCTACTCTGGTTTTTACAACACCGTCACCGTATTTGCCAAGAGTACATTCTATACATTCTCCGTTGCCAATATAAACGCCAACGTGTCCTTTCATATAGAGGATAAGACCCTCTTTTTCGGGAAGCGTATCAATCGTGCCTTTGGTCTTGGAAACAGAATACATTCCGCAAGTGTTAGTGTCCCATTTACTTTTATACTTAGGGGAGTTAATACCGCCGAACAAATAGGATTTAATCAGACCCACACAGTCGCAACCATAATAATTCCCGATTTTAGTCTGCAACTGATTTACTCTTGCAGCACTGTAGTATTTGGGGTACTGCTTTTTCTTGTAATTGATAAAAGCCTGCGTTACGGTTTTCATCAAACCGCCCCACATATAAACAGTTTTCCAACCAAGAGCCTGTTTACAGTATTCTACAAGCCCCTTTGCAGTAAATTCACTCATTGCGTCACTCCTCCTTTGCGCCATACTTTTCAAGTTTGGCGGTGAGAGTTTTAATGCTGATTTTCAGTTCATCAAACATTGGAGTAATCTTTTTGATATACCACACAATGAAAGCTCCCATTGCTACACAAGCCGCAATAGGAAAACCTACTCCGTTGACAATCTGAATAAAGTCATTCACATTCATAAAATTACCTCCTAATATAATCTAACTGAATCACATTGTCATTCTAAGAATATCCTGACAAATGTTTTTCAAGTTGACATTTTCAAACCGAACATATCCCTCCTTATATGCCTTAATGAAACGGTCAAACATACTTGAACCGTGCCCTTTAAGCAACACCGTGTTCGGTTGATGGTCATCTAGCGTAACAGAATAAGAAATCAAACCTGATGGGTCTACATCATTACTGCAATAATAAAAGCCTGAAACACTGTCACGCCATATACCATACTTATCACCCCTATAAATAATCGCAAACCTATACGAAGCAGTAAAGGGCTTTTTCTCTACAAACACTGAGCTATCACGCAAAAATTTATTGTCTATAGCATAAGCGCCATAGGAGGTGTTTTTAATAAGCTTTCCAAAGCGCGTTTCTCTCATTGCATTCGCGTGCTCATCATCTTCAACTAACTCTATCAGTATATCATCTTTAACACGGAAATTTGAACCGTAAGGAAGTTCTATACCAAAAAAGGTAAAATAGGGGTTAGTAATAGAAATGGCGTTTGAAAGAAACCACACTTTAACATCTCTTGTACGCGCAATAGTAGAGTAAGCTTCAAGGAAGTTCGTAACCTCGTCAGGCAAATAACGAACATAACCTTTATCTATAATAAATTCATCAAAAATAATAGTCCATACTTTCTCATAAGGAATTGACTTGCATATTTTTGAAGTAGAAAGCGGCATTGAATATCCAAAAGGTTTTTCATCAATATAGAAAGTGCCTTGATAATATTTGAATTTGTGTTCGGGAAACTTAAACTCAATATCGGTAAAAAACCTTTCCATATTCTTTTCTTTAAGCTCTTCTTTATAACGGCGCATATACACAAATTCTGAGCCAGTCTTTAGATAGTCGTTAATTACATCTTCCTTTTTACAGAATGTTTTACCGACACCACGAGCGCCTAATATAAAATTAAATAAACAGTTGCGGGATTTTGCCGCTTGACTTGACCAATACATAATATCGTCCTTTCATTTAAGAGAAAAAGGGCGCGGTGGTATTCGTAACCACATAGGTGAAAGGAGCGAAAAAACCTGTTTTACATTAAACTACGCGCCCGTGTGGAGCGTCTGCTTTAGGGGGAGCACGCTATAAGAACCCCTATCGTTACGCGATAAGCGGGAAAACAAGTGAAGAAACCTTGTTCTAATGGCAAAGCCATTGGTGAGAATATTTGAGTAGTATTACAAGAGGTCAATCCCAAGCCGACACGGCGCTATCTTCCAAGCGTGACTCCCGAATAGGTGTGATACCTTTAACTCAAGTACCCTCAACTATATTATAGCATATAAAGAATAAAAAGCCAAGGTGGTTGAAGAAATATTCTCAGGAAAAATTTTGAAGATGATGAATAGTAAACATTCAAACAGGAAAATTTTTGAAGATGTTTACCATTCAACATACCCGGGTTCCCCTAT